TCCGATGCCATGGGCGCTATCGGGAAGATGGTCTCTGCTAAAGAAGACCTAAAAGCCCGTGGTGAAAAGAAAAAGAAGAGTGTTCTTTCCCTCCTTGGCGGTAAAACCGAGAACGACTTCGAAGAGTTCATGGCGCTTGAGAAGATCAAGCAAGTCGAAGCAGAACTCACCACCATGATGAAATTGTACGGGCGAGCGGGCCTGTACGATGACTGGATACGGTTCCAAGCCGAAGCCCGCAAACAGCGGCGGCAAGCTGCAATAGACGCCAAGAAGAAGCGGGATAAAATGTGGGAGTACGCAGGCTACGTGCTGGCGGCTGCGATATTTGTCCTCGGGATAGTGGGTATGGTGGTGTGGGTTAAGTTCTTGAAGGACGGTGGCTTATGACCCAGAAACGCTTGCAGCCGCATAGTAAATACGAGGAGTTTGACTTGGATCGTGATGGTGTCGTCACTGACGCGGAGATCAAGCGCAGTCAGGAGATGCTGGAGATCGAGCTACGGGAGGAAAAGAGTGAGGCGCAGAAGCGGATGGCGTGGGTCGCCATGCTGTCGATGATCGTGTTCAGCACTCTTTTGTTTGCTCCTATAATTCCAGACAGCCGCGTGAGCGCTCTGGCTGACCTTCTTGGTTTGTTTTACATCGCCCAAGCAGGGGTGGTCGGCGCTTACATGGGCGTGTCTGCGTGGATGAGCCGTAAGTAATCTTTGCAAAATATGTGGAGATGTATTAGGTTATTGTCATAAGCTAGGAGGTTACTATGCTACAAGCACTCATTGGCCCCGTCACTGGCTTGCTTGACAAGTTCATCGAGGACAAGGACCAGAAGGCCAAGCTCGCCCACGAAATTGCGACTATGGCCGAAAAGCAGATGCACGAGCAGACCATGGGTCAGCTCGAAGTCAACAAAGCCGAAGCTGGGCACCGCTCTATTTTTGTAGCTGGCTGGCGTCCCTTCATCGGGTGGGTATGCGGTATTTCGCTGGCCTACCACTTCATCATCATGCCGATGCTGACCTTCGGGTTGGTGGCGTTCAACGTAACGGGGCTACACCCCAGTGACCTTCCCAAGTTTGACATGGACAGCTTGATGACTGTCTTGCTGGGCATGTTGGGTCTGGGCGGTTTGCGCAGCTTCGAGAAGTACAAAGGCGTAGCAAAATGACATTCAAACTTTCTCAGCGCAGCTTGGACAGGCTGGAGGGCGTAGATGAACGCCTTGTAGCCGTCGTGAAGTACGCAATCACCGCGACCAAAGTCGATTTTGGCGTGGTGCAAGGTTTGCGGACTATCGAAGAGCAGCGGGAGCTTGTCGCCAAAGGCGCGAGCCAAACCATGAAGTCGAAGCACATTGATGGGCTTGCCGTGGACCTTATGGCCTACATTGGTTCGAGAGGGTCGTGGGAATTGAATCTGTACGACGACATTGCGGATGCAATGGCAGAAGGCGCTCGTGTCGTAGATGTCCCTGTGCGTTGGGGCGCGGCGTGGACTGTGCCGAATATCGCACAGTGGAGTGGTACTATGGAAGATGCGATGAACGATTATATCGACACGCGTCGTAGCCAAGGACGCCGCCCATTTATTGATGGTCCGCATTTTGAACTGATGGTGTAAATATGAAAAAGACAGTGCAGGCACGCGAAACTAATGGTGTAACCGAACCGACCCACACACTAGAAGTTGTTTGTGCGCATTGTGGCTACGACCTCGACGAAGCAGAACTTGAGGCGGATACTTGCTCGGATTGCGATCAGCCGCTAAATTTGAAGCAGAGCGTATCTATCGCAGTCACAACCCTGCCACCTGTGTTTGGCGAAACTATGTAGGTGTGCTATGGCCCTAAAGAAGTTAGTATTTAAGCCCGGTATCAACCGTGAAGTAACAAGATACACCAACGAAGGCGGTTGGTACGAGTGCGATAAAGTACGCTTCAGACAGGGCTATCCAGAAAAGATCGGGGGTTGGGAGCGTATCTCAACCTCTACTTATCTTGGGGTGTGCCGTTCTTTGTGGAACTGGGTGACCCTTGGCAGCATCAACCTCATTGGTGTCGGAACCCACCTGAAGTTCTACCTCGAACAGGGCGGCGGCTACAACGACATTACTCCCATCCGCGCCACCACGGCTGCGGGAGACGTAACCTTTGCGGCGACTAACGGTAGCGCGGTTATTACTGTGACCGATGTTGGTTACGGTGCGCGTATCGACGATTTCGTTACGTTCAGTGGGGCGGTGTCGCTCGGGGGTAACATTACCGCCGACGTGCTCAATCAGGAGTACCAGATCACCACTATTATCGACGACGACGAATACCAGATTGAAGCCAAAGACCCACTGACAGGAGCTACTGTTACAGCTAATGCGTCTGACACGGGTAGTGGCGGCGCATCGGTCGTCGGCGCGTATCAAATCCGCACGGGTGCCGCTGCCGAGATTCCGCTTACTGGTTGGGGTGGCGGCACTTGGTCCGCAGGCACTTGGGGTACGGGCGGTGTATCCACCGAAGGTATCCGTCTGTGGAGTCAGTCTAACTTTGGTGAAGACCTTATCTTCGGCCCTCGTGGCGGGGACATTTTCTACTGGGACGCAACTAGCGGCGTAGCCTCTCGTGGGGTATACTTGTCCTCACTTTCGGGCGCTTCTGACGTGCCTGAATCACAGAATTTGTTGCTCGTATCGGACATCAACCGCTTTGTGTTTGCCTTCGGAACGAACGACGTAGGGACTGCCACGGTAGACCCTATGCTAATTCGCTGGTCAGACCAAGAAGACGCCACCAACTGGACGCCAGCGTCAACGAACCAAGCGGGGTCCTTGAGACTTTCTCGGGGTACCGAGATCGTCGCGGCTAAACAAGCACGTCAAGAGGTCCTCGTTTGGACCAACTCCTCCCTTTACTCCCTGCAATACGTCGGTGCACCGGGGGTTTGGGGTGCCCAGTTAATGGGTGACAACCTCTCCATTGCCTCCCAAAACTCCGTGGCGTTTGCCAGCGGGGTGGCGTTCTGGATGGGCAAAGACAAGTTCTATATGTACGACGGTCGCAGTCAGCCGCTGAAATGCGACGTGCGCCGCTACGTCTTCAACGACATGAACTTCCTGCAATATGACCAAGTGTTCGCAGGTACGAACGAAGCCTTCCACGAGGTCTGGTGGTTCTACTGCTCGTCAACGAGCGATGCCGTAGACCGCTACGTCGTCTACAACTATCTTGAAGGGACTTGGTACTATGGGAACCTCGCTCGTACTGCTTGGCTTGATTCTGGTCTGCGTGACTATCCATTGGCAGCTACTTACAGCGCTAACCTCGTTAACCACGAGTTTGGCACGGATGACAACGAGACAGGCACCCCAGTCCCAATCGCTGCGTCGATAACGTCGGGTCAATTTGACCTCGATGACGGTGATCGCTTCGCCTTTATCTGGCGTATTATGCCTGATGTGACCTTTGATGGGTCTACGGCGGCTAGCCCCGCTGCGACCATGACGCTCCTACCGCTTGCCAATTCTGGGTCTGGGTACAACACCCCGTACTCCGAGGGGGGTAGCGCGTCGGGTACGGTTACCCGTACGGCAACCGTGCCGATTGAGCAGTTTACTGGGCAGGTCAATACCCGTGTCCGAGGCCGTCAGATTTCCTTGAAAATGGAGTCCGCTGACCTTGGAGTTAAATGGCAGCTAGGCTCACCTCGTGTGGATATGCGTCCTGACGGGAGGCGTTAATGGCTAACGAAATTCAGAAAGTCGAACCGCCCGCTCTGCCACTTGCCCCGGAGGAGTACCAGCGCCCGTATATGGACCAGAACAGCAACGTGCTGCGTCTGTTCTTCAACCGCCTTGTTAACTCCCTAAACACCCTGTTGGGAACAGACGATGGTGGGCGCTTCTTGTACATGCCCCGGGGCCTTTTTTACAGCACGACCGATCAGACTGCGGCGGCGACTAATACTGGCTACCCGATAAAATTTGAAAATACGTATATCGGCAACGGGATTAGCATTGCAGGGGTAGACAGCACGCGCATTACTGTGTCTGCCGACGGGGTGTATAACTTCCAAGTGACATTACAGACCGCGCACACGAACTCGTCAGCTGTGCAGGTATGGACTTGGATTAACAAGAACGGCACTGATGTGACCTACGGCGGGCAACAACAAACCATCGTAGGTAACGCAAACCAACCCGTGTATTGGAACTTTTCTATTGATCTAACAGCGGGTCAGTACATTGAAATGTATTGGGCTACAGCA